CCTGTAGGTTTGAAGTATGCAGTATCTACTGTTAACCCAACTCGTACCGTATTAGAGACAGTTGCCTCTTGGTCGAAAGTGTATGAGACAAAGAACATCGGAATTGTCCGTGCTACTAACGTAAGTAACCAAGATTAATCATGGCTTCTATTTTTGAAATTGGTGCTGGTAGTTTAATCGGCCCAACAGACGGTGGCACTGTAACTCAGGCTACTAATAAATCAACAGGTGTAACTCTTAACACTGAGAGTGGACAGATCACAATGAACAACGCTGCATTAGCTGACGCTGCTGAAGTATCTTTCACAGTTACTAACAGCAAAGTCGCTGCAACAGATGTTGTCGTTGCTTGTCATGGTTCTGCTGGAACTGCTGGTGCTTACATCGTAAGTGCTAACGGTATCGCTGCTGGATCATTCAAGATCACAGTTTCTAACGTATCAGGTGGATCTTTAAGTGAAGCTATCGTTATAAACTATGTTGCTCTAAAAGGAGCATCTAGTTAAATGGGGATGTACGCTTTTAGGCGTATGAGAGCGAGAAATGAGGCTGCTCAAAAGGCAGCTTCATTAACTCCCACTCTTGAAAAGCCAAAACCAAAGCCCAAGAAGGTGAAACTAAATGGCGATAACACTTGATGCAACTGTTGGAGGTGCTAACGCGAACACCTATATCACTCTTGCTGATGCAAACTCATTTATTGAAGGTTTAGTCCTCAGTGATGATGCTGCAGCCTGGGATAATTCTTCGACTGACAACAAAAACCGTGCGCTTTTTACAGCAGCCCAGAGAATAGACAGAGAGAAGTTTTTGGGGGCTAGGGTAGATGATACTCAGGCACTAGAATGGCCAAGATCAGGAGTAAGGAAGCCTGATACATACACCAACTTGTATGGATTAAGCTTTCCAAATAGATTAGTTGCTGATTATTACACTGATACTGAAATCCCAGATCGTGTAAAGAATGCACAGGTTATTTTAGCTGTCTATCTAAACAACAACAGGAACGGTTTGGAGTTAAGTGGTCTGGAAGATTTTGCAACAGTCAGTATCGGTAATATAAATGCAACTCCTAGATTTTATGGGGCAGTTGGTATTGATCGAATTCCACCTATAGTTGATCATTACTTGATGGGTATTAGAATAGGTGGAAGAGCAAACTTACAAATTAAGAGGTCATGAAAATGGGCTACGGCTACGAATATCCTGCAGCAATCATTATTACTGATACGGCTGCCCATACTGGCAGATTTGGTAAGGTGCATTGTCTGACAGATGCAGAGGCAACTTTTGTTGCTGAGAACATCACTGAAAATGGTTCTTCAACTATCAATGGCATCACAATGAAAGCTTCTTCTGAAGTTTGTGGTGTGATCACAAGTATCACTCTTGCAAGTGGTCAGGTCATAGCTTATTCATTATGAGTCTTGCTAACGCACTGAAAAAGGCAGCATCAAAAACTTTGAGTAAGCTCGGAGGTGATGTAACTATTAGACAAGTAACAGCAGGGGCATACAATACCACTACTGGAGCTATCACAGAGTCTACATCTGATACTACCGTCAAAGGTGCGTTAACAAATGTAAACCGATCTGAGGTAAATGATCTGATCGAGTCCCAGGATAAAAGACTGACAATATCAGCAGGGGATTTGACCTTTGTACCAACAACAAAAGATAGGGTTGTTATAAGCAGTGTTGAATTTAAAATTATTCAAGTAATTACAAACGAGCAGAACAATACAGCAATAAGTTTTGATCTTATCTTGAGGTAATTATGGTTAGAAGAATTGAGGTGGTTCAAATTCCAGATGTTATGGAAGAAGTTGTAGTTGATCTTGTTGCCGCAACGACTCTTGAGTGGACAAAAAAGGTAAAAAAGGCAACACCTGTATTTTCTTCAGATAATTATACAAAAACAGAACTTGATGCTCTTCCAAAATTTTTTAGGCAATCAATATTGAAACATAAGGGCGGTGATCTGAGGGCTGCATGGCAGACAGAAATAAAACCTTTACAAGGAACAGTTACAAATATCTTGCCTTATGCAGAACCTGTTTGTTTTGGTATAAATTTACCGCCAACATGGGGTGGCACTTATAGAACAAGACAAAAAACAGTTCCTGGTTTTCCTGAACTTATTGCAAAAGAACTTACAATAAATTATATTCCTAGACAACTTGCAAGAATTATAAGGAACAAATAATGTCAGCATTAGATTTAAACACAGTCAGATCCACAATCGAGGCAAGACTAGCTACAGAACTAGCATCAAGTCCAGCTATTCCTGTTGTATTTAATAACATGGCATTTGATTCCACAACAGAAGATACCTTTGTACAATGCCTTACAAGTTTTGGTGCTAATCAATACCTGACTCAGGGAGATACAAGTAGTGCTACAAATAATGTTGTCGGTTTGGTAATACTAAATATCTTTACAGAAGAAGGTATCGGAGCAGGGTCTAATTATACGATTGGCAAGAGACTTAGGGACTTATACAATAGAGTGACAGTATCTAATGTAATTTTTGATTCACCTGTAGGGCCTGAAGTGTTTGCATCAAGTCCAGAAGGTAAGTTTCAAACACAAATCAGAATTACATTTGGAATATACGAGGATCTTTAAATGGAAATTACAGAAGAAATGCTTGATGTTATCGAAGCCGTAAAGGGTAGAAGAGAACCTCAGTATTGGGATAATCAATGCAAAAGATATATGGAAAAACAACAAGCAAATAAAAAGGCTGTAAAAAAGTCAGAAAAAGGTTAATATAATTATAAATCTTTCTTTTATTTGTTATGGCAAAGGTAAAAGGTGATGTTGGTCAAGTCAAATTTGATGATGGTGGCTCATCTGTAAACCCTGTTCTTGGTACTACTAGCTGGTCAATGTCTATCACTAAGGACATCCAGGAAACAACAGCACAAGGCGATACTTTCAAACAGTTTGTTGGTGGTCTTATTGAAGGTGAAGGAACTGCAGAGCTTCTTTATGATGATTCAGCTTCTGGAGAAACAGCAACTTTTGTTGATGGTGTTTTGACAACTGGTGATGTTGGAACAGCATCTTTTGAACTTTTTCCAGACAGTTCAAGTGCCACAAAGAAAATATCATTCAATGGTATTATCACAGGCTTTGATCAAAATTCTGCTCTTGGTGAGCCAAATACAATCAGCATCACATTCAAGCCGACTGGAACTATAACTTCAGCAATCTAATCTATCAATTAATCAACCCCAAATTTTATGACAAATCAAAGAACAGCAGACCTCCTCATCGGTGCATATAAAGATGAGATGACCGCAAGAAGAAAATATGAATTAAAAGATTCATCTGGCAAAGTTTTAACAACTTTATATTTTCCACCGATCACTAGATTTGACAGACAAAAGGCACAGCAGTTAGCGGGAACTGATGAAGCCTTAACTGTATCTACACAGTTGCTTTGTAAAATGGCACAGAAAGAAGATGGAACACTAGCTTTTGATATGTCAGATGCACCAATCTTGCAAAGGTCACTTCCAGAGAAGGTTTTAAATGATATAGAACTATTTTTATTTGATGTAACACTTGATCTTGATACAGCAAAAAACGAATAAAGCGAGATGGTTGGTTAAACTTTGAATTTTTTCTCGCAACAGAACTTGGTAAAACATTAAATGAATTAAGAACTTCTATTTCAGAAGAGGAGTTGATATATTGGGTTGCATATTATGAAAATAAACATGAACAAGAAAAAAGAGCGCAGCAACGACAAAAACAGAAATTAGGGTAAACTAAGATAAAGACTTTTTGTATTTGTGGCAGAGTCAGTCGTTACCCTAAGAGTTGATGCCAGTAGTGCTACTAGAGCTTTACAGGGTGTTCAGAATAAAACTAATCAGCTACAGAAAGCATTTGGTGGTTTAAGAACTGCAATTGGTGGAATAGGTTTAACTTTATTAGGAAAAAATGCAATACAAACAGCAGCTAATTTTGAAAAATTAAATGTAAGATTAGGATTATTAACTAAACAATCTGGAACTTTTGCAAGATCTCAACAAATAGCTGCAGATGCTCAAAGAGCATTTGGATTAAGTTCTACAGAAGCACTAGAAGGAATTACTAATATTACTGCACGATTAGCACCTTTAGGCGTAGGGGTAGAAGATATTAAATCTACATTTTTTGGATTTAATACAGCTGCTAAATTAGCAGGTGCAAATACAATAGAAGCATCAAATGCTTTCAGACAGTTAGCTCAGGCTTTAGGTTCTGGAAGATTACAAGGAGATGAATTTAGAAGTATTGCAGAGCAAATTCCTACAATA